TTTTAGATATGAATCTCCTGAAGGTGGTCTTGATACAGTAGGACTAGGGCATAAACTTACTCAAGATGAAATAGATAGTAATTCTGTTTATGGTTTTGATTTAGACACTCTAACAAAAGAACAAGTAAAAGAAATATTTAGAGAAGATTTAATTAAGTACGAGAAGATGTTAAAGAGTGATTTAAAGACAAACTTTAAAGAGTATGAGATGGAACAACCGATAGATTACGATACTCTCAATCAAAAGCAAAAAGAAATGTTTCTTGATTTTACGTTTAATTTAGGAAGTTTAAAAAGTTTTCCTAAGTTTACAGAGGCAGTATTAAAAGGTGATATGGCTACCGCTAGAAAAGAATATAAAAGATATTTTGAAAATGATAAAGGAGAAGTTAAAGAAGTTAAAGACAGAAATGAACAATTTTTTGAAACATATTTAAAGTAATGGAGCAGTTCATTATCAACTTCTGGGAGATAATCTCAGGTCTCCTTATCGTAGTGTTCTTAGCAATAACCTGGAAGGCAGAGATAGGCGCGAGAATCTCCGTGTTAGAAGAGAAAGTTCGCGCCTTGTTTGATCTAGTTAATAATAAGAAGGATTAAATCTCACACACTCCTGCTGTACAAGCCAGTGTCTGTACTCCCTCCACATTGTCATCAACCTCGATGAGACTGTCCCACTCAATACTCTTAGGCATCTTGTGCAACAGTTCTTTATACTCCTCCTCACTGCACTCTTCATAGGGTGCTTGTTTGTATGTCCCTCCGTCATATGGCAAAAAGCTAACACCACTGACATCATCGAAGTTCTTCCAAATCCATGAGCCTACTTCAACCCACTCATGCTCTTCAACGCTGATAGTGACTGAAGGCTTATGCTCACACCAGTGCTTCTGATACATCAACCACAAGTCTAAGTGTTGTATCGCTGTCAAGTCATCACGCAGTAGTGCATTGTCTGGTGACTTCTTAGGAAAGCTAAAGACAGTAGTAGACTCAGGGCGTAGCACACAGTCCTCAGACGGTATACCCTGCTCAGTCATGAACGTGGATAGAGGATCTTTCTTATCGCCTCGTACCCTGCGGATATAGTATTTACTGTGTCTCGTATGAATGCCACTGGCAGAGTCAACAAGCTGACTAACAGTGCCAGAAGGCTTAATACAAGTGATGGCAGCAGATACAGGGATATCAAGCTCAGTGGATAGCTGTAAGTTTGTATCAACCGAAACATCTCTGAGTCCCTCAAGCATTGCTTTAGTTTGTTCACTGGTTTCTCCCATAAGTTTGTTGTCCAGGATACCAGTCAGTGACACACCTAGTAATCTTTCAGCCTCAGTATTCTTCTGCCATACTTTTCTGAGATAAGGAAAGTGAGTCATTGTAGACTGATACGTTCCTAATATAGTAGCTAGTCTGACCTTACGTTCTAGGTCGTACTTGGTATCTGTATCTCGTACCACTACCTCAGACAAGTTACAGAACTGATAGGGTCTAAGGATAATCTCTGAGCATGGGTTAGTACCAAACTCGAAGTCTGTATCTCTGCGACCATTCTTCTTAGCAGTAGCTACAGCAGCCTCACGATTAAAGATACCACGCTCACCACTATGACTGTGATACAAGCTGGTCCACTCGTTTAGAAACTGACCGACATCAGGCTTGGTAGCATACACAGCAGAGTTGTTAGCCAATGCACGTTGCGGATTAGCTTCCCACCACTGTCCTACTTTAGCGTGTCTCATCTTGTCATCTTCCAGATCAGACAGTGAGATCATAGCTGAACGTCTAACACCACCCACTACTACAACCTCAGCTACCTTGCACATAATGTCATGGCACTCTAGTGTGTTGAGCTTACGTCCTGCTGCACCTTGAAACTTGTTAATTACAAACTCAATCAACTCGTTGAGTGGTGCTGGTCCACTAGCTCTACCACCAAAGGTCTTGAGTCTAGCACCTGCTGGTCTGACCTTTCGTAAGTCCCACTTAGGTATCTCACCAGAGTACAGCAATGCAATAACCTGGCGTAATGCTTTAGCCCAACCTTCTTTACTGTCAGCAACAACGATAGTGGTGTCTGACTTGAATAACTTCTCAGGTATCTCAGGTAACTTGTCAACATACTTATGCTCAACACTGAAACCTACACCAGTGCCACACAGTAGTATGTACATAGCCTCATCAAATGCTTTAGGATCATCAACAGGTAGATAACTACAGTTGTACCCTGCTGTGTTGTCTCTGTCCAGAGCCTTACCTGCTGACATGATAGAACGCATAGAAGGCACAACCTCTAAGTTCTTGATAGCCTCACGTAACTCTGAGTCTGTCTCCATAGGTATCACATAGTTATGTTTAGTCTCCAGATGGTTCTTCATGAAGTCCATGTATCTATCGACTGTCTCAAACCAGTTCTCTCTACGTCCCTCATCCTGCACGAATCTGCAGTATCGAGACTTAGCAATATACTCTTGATAAAAATCCATCATTCTATTTCCTCTATAAGTTTGTCATAATTGTTTTCTACAATATCTTCAAATCTAGTTAATATATCTAAAGACGTAAGATCTAACATTTCAATTATTTCTATTTCATCTACTACAGATAATTTTTCTATAAGTTCAGGAATCGTGAGATTCATCTGAGTTCTCCATGTCTTCTATTTCCATCAACACTAAAGTACAGTATCCTGAAATGTCCCTCCAAGAATCATCATAGAGAGGATCACCATTAAGAATCCTAGCTAACTTGTTTGCAATCAGATCGAGAGATTCCTTCATGTAGTCAGGCATTTTAGAATAGTTAGGAGAATACTGCATAATATATTTTAATTCCTGACTAATCTTACTAACCACCTGATACTGACCGTATCTTTTTTCTCTATCGTCTAACACTTTTTTTATAGTCATAGCCCACACATCCCTTCACATTCGTTATCAAAAAGATCCATCTGATTGTCTACTTTTTTAGATTTAAACTCTACTTGATCTAAGGGAGTACAAGACCTATGTAAAAACATTTGTCCCTTAATTCTAGGATTGCTTGTTGATCTTAATCCTTTATCAAAAGCTATTGCTTGCTCAAACTCTTTTGGAGTTCTATCTCTAGTTTCTATCCAATGATCGTCACTCTTATAAGGACAAAAGAAACAAGCAGACTTCTCTGGTAAAGGGTAGTTATTATCTTTAAACCACTGTAAGCATTGTTGCCTACTGATGTTTAATTCAATAAGAGGATGTCTATTCTCAATGTACTTATCTCTTGACGGTTTCATTCTTTGAATTTCATCAGTAGATATTCCTATCCATTGTTCGACATATTTTCCTTTAGGAAATCTTTTACCAAATCCAACACCACAAAGCTCTCTAACTTTTCTTCTTACTGGTTGTATTTTATATTCGTTAGTGCATTGTCTCCTTAACATTCCTTTACTACCATCAAGATTTTTAATAAAGAAAGGAGCTGATGCAAATCGTTCTCCTTCCTTCATAGTATCTTCTGTTAAGTTTCCTTTCTGCACTACATAAATAGGAAAAGGTAACTCTGTTTTTAAAAACTCTAAATAAGAATAAATAGAAGAAGGCTCTGCCCCTGTATCAGCAAAGACAGCGCAGTCAGGCATAGGTAGCTCACCTTTAGCAGCCATAAGAGCCATAGCCGAACTTTGTACTCCTACGCCTAAACTAATTACTGTTAGTATTTTTTCCATATTTCTTCCTTAGATAATTTAAACTGATTGGCATCTCGTCAAAGCTACCACTGGTGACTTCATTGAACACCCACACTCCAGACCAGCTACCATTAGTCTGAGGATTAAGATACTCCTCATCATGTTGATAGAAGATACCAGCAAATAGACCAGTGATCCTAGAGCCATCAGCTTTCTTACTGAACGCTATAGACCTGTCCTGGACATGACCCATGACACAGCTCATGTGTTTCTTTTGTAATAAAAGATTAGGGCTACTGACAGGTCTACCCATAACACCAGAAGTAAAGTAGTGACTGTAAGCTATCCCATTGATGACCACTACATCGAGAAAAGGACGGACCTCCCAGTTATATTTCTTTAAATTAAAATCATCATAACCAATTAATCCTTCTAGCTTTCTGTCTGACTCAATAGCTCTGTCGATGCGATACTCATGATTACCAATAAGAAAGACCTTTTTAGGTTTCCAGACTTTCTTCTTGTTTAGTCGCTGCCTCTTCTGTTCTGCAATAACAGGTTTCATGAAGGTATCCATAGCCTTGTTACCAGCCTCGATATCATCATGATAAGTTCTACCCTCGAACGACTTTTTACCAATGTCATAAACGCTTAGGCTAGGCATATCCCAGTGATC